CCCTGCATTTGGAACATCTAATGAGAAAAGAGAAATCCTATACATAAAGAATTACACACCAGGCAAATACTATTACAGTACCCCTGATTGGATTTCTGCACTACAATTTTCAGAGGTTGAAGCTGAGTTGAGTAATCTACACATCAACAACATAGAAAATGGATTCTTGCCCCTCGTAATGGTTAATATGAACAATGGTATCCCAGCTCCTGAAGAGAGAGATACTATTGAAGACCTAATCGAACGTAAGTTCACAGGTACTCGTAATGCAGGCCGCTTTATGATTTCATTTAACGATGATGCAGCTAACAAACCTACTATTGATACGATACAGATTGAGAACTTACACGAGAAATTCCAATATGTTGCTGATTACGCACAAGATAGAATCCTTGTGGCCCATCGTATTACTTCTCCACTCCTATTTGGTATAAGAACTGCTAATAATGGATTCTCATCACAATCAGAAGAGATGAAAACAGCATTCTCTATTATGCAATCAATGACAATTCAACCATTCCAAAACTTAGTACTAAACTTCTTAAACGATGCATTAGTAGAAGGTGGATGGAGTAACACAGAACTATACTTTGAGCAATTAACTCCGTTAGCAATCCTATCAGAGCAAGCTGAAGATACTGGAAAGAGTATTGGGCAAGTAGAAGATGAAACAAATAAGGCTATGGAAAATCCTGATTCAGTTGATGAAGAAACTGGAAATGTAGAACAGATGGGTGAAGAAGGATGGGTTTATACATCTCAACCAAACTTTACTAAAAATTACGAAGTATATAAATAAATTAAAATATGGCATACGCATTATTCATAACGAGAAACGATATAATTAAGAACACTCCTTTACAGGGTGCTATTGATGCTGATAAGTTATTACCATTTGTGAGAACAGCGCAAGATAAGTATATGTTAAACTTATTGGGAACTGTTCTATTCTACTTTTTGCAAGGAAGAATTGAAGCAGGTACAGTTAGTACATTAGGACCAGCGTATCAGGATTTAATTAACGACCATATCAAACCTACTTTAATATGGTATAGTTGTGTTGAGTATATTCCATTCTCTTCAGTATCATTTAAGAGTGAAGGAGCTGTAAAACACCTATCAGACCAATCAGTTGCGCCTGGTAAGAATGAAGTAGATTACTTAAAGTATCACGCACAATCAAATGCTGATTACTACGCTACTAGATTACAAAACTATTTAATATCTTATTCTAATTTGATACCAGAATACTTAGAATCTGTAGGTAACCAAACACAAATCTTCCCTGATATGAGTAACACTTATTTCGGTGGAATAAATCTATAATTTAAGCTATATGGCAGTAATAAACGATAGTGGACAGAATTTTACACTCTACTATAATGTATTAGAGTATTTCAAAACCATTATGAGTAATCACCCTTCATTGGGTTCAGTTACTCAGGGTGATATATTCGAAATAGATTACAGAGAATATCCTGTCTATCCATTGGGTAACATCCTAATCACAAATGCAAGTTTTGGTTTAAAAACTTCTACGTTTACTTGTCAGCTGACAATTGCGGATAAAGTTAAGTTAAAAAATAATGAATCATCTGGAAGTACAAACTTTCAGGTTATTCCTTTTAATGGTAGTGATGATGTTGTTGATATACACGCCAACACATTAGCTATCCTAAACGATTTAACTGCATATACACAAAGAAATGTTGAAGCAATCGAAATCAATGATGATATAGATTGTGTTCCATTCAAAGATAACTTCGATAATGGGTTAGCTGGATGGGTATGTACATTTGATATGTTAGTACACAACAATAAAGATATTTGTCTTTTTCCGTTGTTACCACAAGTCGTTGTACCACCATCACCAAATACTACAACAACTACTGCAGGACCAACTACAACAAGTACGACTACAACACTAGCTCCAATCACATTCCAATCAAGCGGAAGCTGTAATGGATTTGAAGGTAATGGTGTGATAGATGTTTATAGTGTAGCAGGAGGAGGAAGTTCACCTAAGTTTGTTGGTTTAAATGATGGTATATTCTATCCGTTAACTACACCAACGCAATCATTCACAGGATTAGCTGATGGAACATTTGAAGTAACGGTTAAAAATAATATAGGATTAGAAGCATCTCAATCTGTAGTAATAGATTGTGTAGCTGCTCCTACTACGACTACTACTTCAACTACCACAACAACATCGACAACTACATTAGCACCTACAACAACAACATCAACAACAACAATTGGACCAATCAATATAAACATTAGTGCAAGTTGTTTACCATCAGGTGGTGGACAATTTACTATATTAGGAATTACAGGCGGTCAGGGTGGACCTTATTTCCAATCACTAAATCAGTTTGGAGTATATTACCCATCTTCATCTGAGTATAACACATATACTAATTTACAAAATTCAGTATATACGGTATACGCTAAGAATAATCAGGGGCAATCAAATTCACAATCAGTTGATTTGACTAGTTGTCAGCCGTTACCAACGACCACAACAACAACAACATCAACTACGACGACAACTACAACTTTAGCTCCTACTACAACCACAACTACAATTGGTCCTGCAATTATTCCTAATGGACTTATATCATATATGCCGTTTAACACATATAATAATACATTTAATTATAGTGAAGGTATATACAATAATTGGATTGATGTTAAAATGCAAGTTACGCAATCAGCTTGTAGTGTATTATTAGAAGCAGTTGCTTTACCAACTTTATTTTGTACGCAAAATGATGATGCAACTTCATCTTTATATACCGGCTCATATACCGCATGGAAATGGCCTAGGTTAAATGGTAATAAAGGTATTTGGATAAATGCACAACCTAGTATAAACACTATATCCGCATCATATTATGAATATACTTCTTTCTTGTATGGAGCATTTAATACCAATGAGGCTAATTATATAATGGGTTCTCAAGCTTGGTCTTATGGCTCTAATCCGGGTCAAGCAGGAACTCAATTTTATACTCTGGTTACAGGTGGTAAAATAGTATTTGGTGACCAATTCTATTCACAACTTGTGCCGTTTGCACATAATACTTGTAGTATAGATTTACCTGCACCAACAGGAAGTAACTTTAGTACTGCATCATTAGCTGTATGGGCTATGAGATTCCAAACTAATACAACTGCATCTGATGCAAATAGAAATGTTACTGCATCACTTTTCTATAATGGAACATTGATAGGAGCTGTTTCAAAATCAAATATGGCTATGAGGTTATTACCTTCAATGAGTACTGGGTGGTTTAATAATCCTGGTGGTGATTGCTGTAGTTCACCAGATTACAATCAGTACGTTCACTCTACATTACTATATGGAAGAGCTTTGGGAAATAATGAAATAGTTAGGGTATCCGCTGCATTATTAAATGATATAACCGGTTCATACTAATGGCAAAGTTTCCAACCCTAAAAGATATAGCAAAACAATATGAGAATCTCGCTAAACTAAACATTCAGCGAGGTTCTACTCGTGCTATTAAGACAGGTAAATTAAGAGATAGCATAAAGGTTACTACTTCACAGGTTGGATTCCAAACGCAAGTAATGGATTTAAACACCGTATATTATGGTGTATTCGTTAACTTTGGGACAGTAAAGATGAGAAGTAGACCTTTCGCAACCAATGCAGCTAACTCTGATGTACTAAAAGCAATGATAGATGATTATATGAAAGGGGTTATACAAACTGAGGTATTGGGAAAGACTAAAAAGAGATTAGATAAAATCTTTAAGAAGGTATCAAATACAACTACATAAAATTTGGTTATTAGTATAAAGAATATAATATGGCGTTAACATTATTACAAAATCCAGCTACAGCATCATTGGCACAGAGTCCAATTATCTTTAGTGTAACATCTTCAACGGATGTAACTAATAGTGGATTTCAATATGTGGTAGACCTTTACTATTGGACAGGAAGTGAAGCAAGTAGTGGTAGTGCAAAATATACACTAACTAAATTCCCTAACACATCTAATGTAGGTATTTTTGATTTTAGTAAGATATTAAATTCAACTCTTACTGAACCTGCTATAGCAAACAAATCAAATGTAAGTTTCTATAAAGGAGATTTCTATACACAATGGTTGAGTGGTAGCACTTATGTTACAGGTTCTAGTCATACCATATCATCTGTGTTTAAAGCATTAGATGGATATGCTGTATTTCAAGAACCAATCAATCAACCAATACAATCTAAATCACCACATTGGCCTGTTATGAGTGATGGGCCTGTATCACAATCTGCTTTACTACAAAATGGTGGAAGTGGTAGTGTGTATGTAGGTGTAACAGGTGGAACACAACCAACAAAGATAATTTATAGCGGAAGCACAGGAAATGGTTCTGTGAATGTTTCTGGTAATACAACAACTAGCGGACAGATAGCACAATTCCCTATGTTCCCATCATCACCATCGTTTCCAATTTCAACTACTGGATTAGATTGGTACACAATTCAAGCAGCAGATGGTTCAACAAAATTAGGAACACCAATTTACTTTAGTGTAGATTGTATTCAAAAGTATCCTAATGTGAGAATACAATATAAAAACAGATTCGGACAATTTGATTTCATAAACCTATATGGTGCATCTCAAAATTCGTTCTCTACAGATAGAAGTGTTTACCAACCTCAAATAGGAAGTTGGGAAAGTTCAACTCTATCTTACAATAATTATGATTCACAAACACTACCTTATGTAGTAAACGCAAGACAATCATTGGTAGCAAATACTCAATGGTTGCCTGAAGGAGAAAATGATTTAATTAAACAAATGCTTTCATCTGATGAAATCTATTGGATATATAATGAAAGTACAGGCGTAGTTAGACCTCTTTCAATTACATCATCTAATATATCCTTTAAGACAGGAGTAGTAGATAAAGTAATACAATATGCATTTACATTCGATTGGGCACAGAACTATAAATTAATTATATAAGTTATGGGAGTAGCAAGTACAAATACCATTGCATACAAATTAGTAGCAAGCGGTAGTATATTAGACCTTTATGATGATGAAGATATATTAGTATCGGATAACATCACAGGTCTATTTGATGTGGGTACATTACCAGTAGATTTCAGTAGAACTATTGTGTTACCTGCAACTAAAAAGAATAATGCATTATTTGAGCATGTATATGATATAGCAATTGATACACCAAATCTTTTTTAAACTAATACATAAGTTCCAGCTTACTTATATTTCGATG